ATGTGCTTGGCGTAAGAGTAAACGAGTCCACACATTATCAGGCAATTGCCCAAACCTGTGTTAATGTCCCCGCTCGCCCTCCGCCCTTTTAACTTGTACCGCAACTTCCCGTCTTTGCACCATCCAACCCCACGTTGGTCAATCTGCTGTGCCAAAAGACGAGACAACTGCTTATCCTTATAAACATTTTCGTACACACTATGTTCCCATTTAAGCGCCTGTGCGCTCACGTGTAAGTCAAATTTAACTGCGTCCAAACCGATCGCCACTGGTTTTACGAATGATCGCCACTTCCCTCTGAGAATGCAGCCGATCTGCTCAACATTGTAACCCTTAATTACTGTTGGGCCATCCTTAAATATCTTTCGGATATTGTTATAGATGCGATGTTCCAGTGGCTTCAAATATGCAGCCACGCTTAGTGTGTATTTCGGGTCTCTAGGCTGGATGCACCGTGGCGCTCCAGTCTTCTTCACCTTCTCCAGCTTCACGAAGGTTTTGATGTACCCATCTTTTCTAGTCAGGCCTGATAGTTCTAATTTACGCTGTGCGTTCTCATAAATGGTGCGTTTGCGACCCTGATACATCTCAACAATAGTGTTGAGGGAAACCGGGGTGGCGGTGCCATTCAGAGCACACAGCTTACTGGTGAACTCGGCTAACCTAGTTGTGTATATGTCGTTGCTAACGACCGGTGGTTCCACAAACGTTCCACCCACTTTACAATAAAATACTCGCTCCAACAACGCGCACTCGAGAGTGGTGATATCCGCGTTGTTGATCGTGAGAGGCATTGACCCACTCAATTCTGTAATAGAATAAAGCGTCCTCTCCGGCACATGCGCCTGGGTTCGCCACACGCGCAAATCTGGATGACTCTGTGTTGACACACATGTCTGTCCTCGTGTGGCTACCAAGCGCCCTCAAGCGCTGCTCGGTCCACTGGAGTGGACCGAGCCGAACATCGCATGCGCCCGTTCGCTCATGAACTTCTTATAAAGCCATGATTTTGTTACGTAGCTTACGCGCGCGTACTTCGCTCGTGTTGCACGGCTATTCTCAAACGTGACTCGGTCAGCATCGACCTTGTCAGGTACGTAAACGGCGGCAATCACCAGCTCGATAATCTCGCGGGCATGCTTTGGGCGTATCTTCAGTTCCTTGCATCTATTAAAGGCTAGGTGTCTAATGGCCAACGTGTTAGCACCGGATACTTGGGGTGTACCCATCTTGCTCTTGATCTCTGCTGTAATTGCAGCGATACAACGACCACGCTGGTGTTTGTGCACTCGTCGATGGTTCTTGACCTCAACGACTTCAATGTCATATGCAAAACCTTGGGCTTCATCCTGTTCAACCAGTACAGGAGTTGGCTCTTCAACACGGACGGCCATCTCCAAACTTACGGGAGTTACAACTGTCGGTGTTGGATCCGGCATCG